CGATCATCACTTGATGTCCAGCCGCGGTGAGTTTCCGACAGAACGTCACGTCCTCCCCGATGTCTCCGCCATGCTCGTTGAGCTGATGCCGAAACCACGGCCGCGGTAACTCCGCGACCACATCGACCCGCAGCAACGCAATGGCCAACCCGACGGAATCCACAGGCTCGAGACCAGTGGACGTTGGCCCAGTCTCCACGCGCTGGGAACCACGAAACGCGGTGAACAACAAGCGAGGATCTCGCATCACGCAATTACAGGCCACTAGCGCGTGATGATGATGACGGCCGAGACGAATCGCGGCATCCATCGGAAATCCCATGTCCGTATCCAACCAGAGCAGATGGCTGGCCTGTCGTTCGAGCGCGAACCGTAGCGCGTCCTCGCGCCCGACATGCACGTAGGTGGACTGGACGAATCCCAACTCCACCGACTCCCATGCGCCTTGAGCCTTCGTGAAGTCGTAGAGCCGAGCCAAGTCCATCGCGAAGGAGGCCGGCACGGTATCCCGCGTCGGCCCCCCGATCACGAGTCTCATGTTTACGCGCCGGTATACGCGACGGCGGTCGTGTAATGCACAGCCGCGGTACGTGCGCGGATCCAGGTAATCATTCGCTCAGCGCGAAGGCCGATCAGGTTGCGCTGGAAGAATGAGACAAGAACCGTAGTGGCGTCAGATGGGTTTGTCGGTACCGAGTCCATCTGCACTGACGCTTCCTGGCTGACGTCAATCTGCACTCCGCCCTCGTCGGCAAACAGAATCGACGGAGCATGAACCAAGATCAGTTTGGTCGTCGCCGCATTCGAGACCACGACTTTGGCACCGAGTAGCGTGCCGCCATCCCCGTTAAACCCTGGGAACATCGGCTGACCCAGTGCGTTCAGTGCAATCCCAAGAGCGAGCGCGTTGGATTCATTCATAATCCACACGGATTCGCTCAGTGACAATTCCGCCGCGGTAAACGTCTGCGCCGCCCGGATCAGATCCTGCCGAGCGAATGCGGCGGTCACACCAAACGAGGCTGCTGTCGTCGCACCGTTGGTGATCGACGCGGGATTGACGCCAGCGGACACAGCAACCGCTGGATCAATGAGCTGCACATCGAGAAACTGCTGCATGCCCTTGATCATCTCGTTGCGGATAATGTCCTCGGCCGACGGCGTCGAGAGACGGACCAGTTCTTTAGTCAGCACGATGATGCCGGCCGCTTTGCTGAACGGCACCGAGACCGTAGCAAACGCAGCGCTCGTCACCGGCTTCGCGTTGCCCTGCCCAACCCACGAATAGGTGCCGCCACCTGTCTGCGATGGAACTGACACGTTGGGCGGTACCTTCGTGAATCCTGGAATACGCCCGAGCAGCGTCTTCGGTCGCAACAGTTCGAGGAACTCGTCCACAAGTGGCTGTGCGACGGCCAACGGACCAGCCCACGTCGCATCAGTGGTGGTGCCGGCCGCGATCGCTGCCTTAACCATCGTCTCGACTTCAGGTGTGTTGTTCCACTCTGGACGTCTGGCGAGTTCGAGCGACTTATAGGAGTCGCCTGCTCCAGCCGCGAGACACATGGCCATCCGCGTAAAGGATGTGCCAGGCTTAACGTTTGGCTTCACCGTGATGATCTTCGTGGTCGGCGTGCCGGCACGCTGCGCTGAGGCATCCGCCTGGGTATTCGTTGGCGTCACAGGCGTGGCTGTGACCATGCTGAGACGCTCCGCATCGCGAAGATCTTTGAGCTCCAGATCGCAGGATTTGACCTCAGAAATCAGATCGTCGTACTGCTGGCGCTCTTCATCGTTCTTGGTCTGGCCGGCCGCGGTGCATTTCTGCTGGATGTCCTGAGCCGCTGCAAAACTCGCCGCTCGCCTTGCTTCAAGGCCTTGAATCTGTTCGGGAATGGTCATAACTCGCGCCTCTTTCTGCAGGCGCAGATTGGTTGAGGTGCCTCCATCGCGAGGCGTATTCAGGCCTGTCGCGGCCAAATAGGGAGCGTCGAGGGATTTCACCAGAGCCAGCGTGGCGTCTTGATTAGCTGGCACGGTCACGAGGGACAACTCGAGGATTTCTGTCTCGAGGAAGCGCAGACCGCCAGACTTCAGCGGTTCAATGGTCTTGCTCAGCGGCTCCATCGGACGGAACCCTATAGACACGCCGCGGATCAACTTGTGTTTGACCGACTGCCACGCCCGATCGACTTCCGCCTTGACCTCGCCCTCTTCCTCGATGACGGGCAGTTCAGCCTCAAAGTCGATCCCGGCCTTCGTCGGCTTCTTGAACCGAGCGATGCCTACGGGAGTCTCTTTGCGGTGATGGAGGAGTAAGGGCAGTTCAGGAGGGAACGATGCGCCGAGCGGTTCGATGACATCGCCCATCCGATCAGGCGATGGTGTCGTGGCAGTGCCGCGAAGAATGCGGCGGCCCTCGTCTACAGACTTGATTTCAAGTAGGGAATAGGCGCGGTCCACGTCACCGACAGGGTGACATAGAACAATACAACGCTAATTAATTAGGAGGGGAAATTCGCAAACTGTTGTAACGAAAGCAGTTATATGGGTGGGTCGTCCACCATCGCATAACTGATAATCTCAGAAGCAGCCCATATCGTCACCAAAACAACGAATAGCCAGAAGCCAATCGAGAGAAATAGATTAGCAATCGCCGCCATAGATACTCCTTTTTATTCGTCGTGACCTCGCCGAGCCTCTTCATATTTCCGACGCATTGTCCTGAGCTCTCGCTCTAACACCTTCACTCTGTGCGATGGCGCACGCAACCAATAGTAGGCACACTCAGCCCACGGAATAGCGAAAAACAAGACGATGCCACCCACCGCAACCGCTATTGCTATCGCTTCCACTACGCCCTCCACTAAAACGAATGCTCAAGCGCTGAGCGATGCGACACATCTCGGCTCAACTGACGAGTTACTGCCGCCTTGTCGTTACAGAAAATCTGGGCGTCATACCGTCCACGAGACAGGCTCACGTACGCGAGCCGCTGGTTGACTAAGGCTTCTGGAGACCGCCCAGTATCGATGTGCAATAGCACACGGTCTGCCGTCTGGCCCTGAGCGCTGTATGAGGTCACCGCATACCCGTAGTCCAAATGGGCATAGTCCTGCAGCCTGAACCCCACGCTCCGGCCTGACTCGAGCTTGACCCTGATTGCCGTTGGCGTCACCGCCGCAATGGTCCCAAGCTGGCGGTTGGCGATCTTCTTCTCGGTATAGGGCTGGGTAAACTGGACCCTGTCGCCCACCGCAAATGACCTCTCAGAAGGCCGATAGACGCTGGCCGTGAGCCGCTTCGGATCGTAGGTCAGTTCACGTCCAGTCTCGAGCCGCACCGTCAGCAGGTTCTTCTTCCCGTCAGCCTTCAGGACGGTCGCATAGTCTCTCGCCGCCACCTCATGCACACGGCTGGTCTTGGCGTAGCGCACCACGTCTCCAGGCTGGTACTTCGCAGCCCAGGCTCGATCCGGTCCGGTCAGATCCTGCCGCGGTTCCAGCACTGGGATGGTGTGCGCCTTCTCGCGAACCGCTCCGTTCTTCGTCAGGGCCGTATGGATCGCGTGGTTGAGGTCAGTCCGGGCCCTGTTATCTGGCGAGACGATGATGGTGCCAGATGGCTGCGCTACGAAGGCGCTCGCCACCGCGGCTAGGCGCTCAGACCCCCGTGGCACCTGATGCACCCGGCCCATGTCGTCTAACGCTCTGAGCGCCGCCGTGGTCTCACCCTTCGCCAGACGTTCCACAGCGTTCCGGTACTCTGGATCCACTTGTCGCACCACCGTCTCAATCCGTGCCGTCTGCACCCCAGCCTCCTGTAACTGCTCATAGATTCGACCAGCCTCTACGGACTGATGCTGGCGCACATCCCCCACCAGTAACACACGGTCGTCCTTGTTCAGCGTGGTCAAGAATTGATGCATCTGGACGGTACTGCTGAGGGACGCTTCGTCCAGCACGTACAAGTTCCGTCCTTGGGACCGCTCAGACTGGAGATGGCGCTGCAACGTCTGAGACTCGATGCCGGCTGTGGCCAGAATCTGAGCAGCTCGAGATGTTGGCGCTAGTCCTTGGACCCGATAGCCTTCACGCTCTGCCGCTTCCTTGACCACCGCTAACGCTGTCGTCTTCCCGCCGCCGGCCACGCCTTCTAGAGCCATGACCGTGTCCCTGTTGGTGAGTACCTGCCGGACAGCCTGCCGCTGGCTCTCGTTGAGATGCGGTGCATCATGAGCCTGCCCTAAGACCGGTTGTTGGTCACGTCCATCCCGCATCGTCTGGATCGTGGCCTGCTCGAGCGCCACCATCTGTGGCGTGGTAAAGGCTCGCGCCGCTGCTGTCCCATTCGACCGCGGCAGGAGCTCCAGCCGCTCAACCCGCCTCTCTAGTTCAGCCTTTAGCGGTACCACGGTGGCCATTCCCATCGTCCGCACCAAGGCGTCTCGTAAGATGGCACGTTCATCCACGACCGCAGCCCGCTCGATATTCCGATCCGTTGCGTAGCTGATAGCGGTCTGCGCAACCTCAGCCCGTTCAGGCGCACGCTGGACGCCTCGCCCACGCGCCGCTGCCACAGCCTTCTGGGCTTGGTGGCCGAACTGTGCCGACATCTCCTGATGCTTGGCTTGCATCACCTCATGAGCGCACTTGATCTTGGCTTCTCGCGTCTGAAGGACAGCCACACGCATCGCGTTGGCGCCCTTTAGGCCAGAGCGCTCAAGTGCCTCGCGGACCTGTTTCGTCCGCGGGCTAGACGCTTCCATATACTCAGCCGAGATGCCTCTGATCTCTGGCTGGTTGTGCTGACCGCGATCGATCTGATAGCCGAGCGCCACCAGCCGCTGCGCGAGTTCAGACCGATAAACAGCCGTCACCAGAGGCTGCGCTTTGAAGATCTCACGCGGTTGGAGCGACCGCCACCGTCCGTCCGCCAGACGAGTCATGTTCATCACGACGGCATGGGTGTGGAGCTGAGGCGCCGCATAACCGTTCACAGGGCGGCTGGAGTCGTGCTCAAACGTCGCCGCGATGAATTGACTGGTCGTCTCTGGCCTATGGACGCCTCCGACTCGGCCCTGCGTGTAGTCCTCTAGCACGCCGAGCGCCACCGCCACCGCTTCGCGATGAGCCACTCGCACGCGGTCGTCTCCACCAACCAGCGCTACCAGTGACACGCTCTTCGGCGCCCCGAACATCGCATCCCAGCCCGCACGATGCAGGACAGGATTGATCTCCTTCCCCACATCATTGGTATACGAGCCTGATGCCTGGATGCGGATCAGTTGCTGCTCCGTCTTTGGATGCTTCCCTTCCGCCAGCTTCAAAAACTCGGTATCGTTGACGTCTCCAGACATGCCGAATCCTGCCGCCAGACGTCCCACCCATTGCCCCTTGATTTCGGCATCCGCAGAGTAATAGTTATCCGCGGCGGAACTGTATTCCTTGGCGTGATACGTCGCGACTTGTTTCGCGTTGAGCGGCGGCGAAATGTACAGCATCAGAGTTGACTCGTCAGAAGTGGCGGGAGGTCCGCAGCAGCCCTTCGCGGCGGCACAGGTGGCCGCTGCACAAGGGCTGGTTGGAGCCGTGGCCGATCCACGTACGGAAATCGAATCTCCGTGACACGATTGCCAACCTTTATGTATCCGGTCAGGTTGGCGAGCCCGCCGATTTCACTTGGTAGTACCAACGGCTCAACGTGGCGCTCGAGCCGATACGCCCTCGTCCCAGTCTTGGCCCAGCCATCCTGGCGGCTCTGAGAGACACGCTCGTTCTCCACATCACCGATGGTCTTGGAGGCCCATTCCGCGGCCTTCGCATCGCTGGCTCGCAGGAAAATCTTCGTGGCCGGCTGCGACAGCATGGTCTCAGCGTCCTTGCCATATCGGGATTCCATTTGAGCTCGTCCTTGGAATCCGATGACCATAGCCAGCCCAGACTTGCGGCCTTCCGTGACCGCCGTATGCAGTTGCGGGAGTTTGTTCAACGTCGAGAGTTCATCAAGTACCAGCCACGTCTGCTGACGGTGCGGATGTCCCATCAACCGCAAGATCAAGGAGTCCAACCAGAGCGTATGCAGTCGCGTCAAGGTGGCTCGCGTCTCCGGCGTGCTGGTGATAAATAGCCACCCCTTACGCTGCTTCGCCCACTCCACTGCACTCCACCGTCCCACGCAGTCCGCTTGGGTAGGACACAACTGCATCGCATAGGCGACCTTCACGAATGTGCCGAGAATCGCAGCCCGCTGACCGCCAGCCCCCTTCATCCCTACCGCGAGCGTGTTTTGATGTGGTGTCCCTATCACCATCTTGTCGAGCACGTCAGCATGCGTCAGCCAGCGAACAAGCTGGTCGGCGGTCGGCTTGAACGTCAGGAGAAACGCCAACAAGAGACGAGAGTTAGTCGTGAAGAATTGTCCTGCCCCTGTCTCTTCTTCATGGATCAGCGCCGTGGCGAGCGTCAGCGCTTCAACGTCGCTCAGTACTTCATCCCCAGGCGTCCAGTACGGACACCGCGCATCGACTGGATTGAGGATGACGTCTCCGCGCTCTGGTCGGTAAAACTCAGGCGCATATTCAAGTGCTGGGTCATACACAATCGCCGTCTCGCCACGCCGTTCCACCGTTCCGAGAACCTCACGAATCAGTCGAGACTTACCGGTTCCTGTATCGCCAGCCAGTAAGATGTGGCTCGTCTCAAGCGACCGAGGAATCACGACCGTCGGCCCGCTGACCTGACGAAACGCGATCCCATCGGCACCCTTAGAAAAGGCTCTAGCTGAGGTCTTCTCAGCGCCTTTAATCCGTCGCCCTATCCGCCGTTCGTCAGCGCGTCTCCGATCGACTGGCACAGCCACCAGAACAAATACCACCAGCAGAACACCACCGAGTACCAGCGGTGGGCGCAGCAATTCAGACACGAACCGTCCACCGTACAAGGCCTCTCGCAACAGTTCTCGAGCGGCTGTGTTCTCGTCAACTTTCCAACGCAGATCAGCAGCAATCGAACTGCGCGTATACATCCCCAAGTACGCCTGCTGAATCGGCGCCATGCGATCGATGTACACCACCACAGTACCAGCTGTAACCGTCAGCCCAGCCAGGAGCGCCGCCAAAGTCCAG